AATCCTTGCCACCTAGCAAAGACTGTAATCACAAAGTAATTACATTAATCAGATTAACCCTCTATTCCACTATAGACTCAAAATAATATAAAGTTATCTTGAGCAAAACACTGATTGTAGAGCCATTATAGAGTTTAGTTAAAATAATATACAAAAAGCACATAAACTACTGCGAAATATCAGCATAAATAGCCACTCGGTTTTAAATGACCTATAACCAACGATTTAAAAAGCTATGAGTATTCATTAGGATTAGGGTAAATTCATCGCACTAGCGAGCGTACAACTGCCTTAGCGTTACAGTTCAGAGACTATTTCAAAATTCCCACCTTCCAATTCGCCCCAACAAAAGATAGCCGATAAAAAACAATAAGAGATAGCCGATTAAAAACATGACAATAGATAGCCGATAATGCTTAAGTTAATAGCAAACTAGCCAATCGCTTTAGACGGGGTTGGGGGTGTACAATGTCCAGCTTCCTAACCATCTTTAATCCCCACATACTAGAATTTCAAAATTTCAAAATCAAAGACCGATAGGTTTCATGTTATAGTAATTTACATGGAAAGAGATTTAGAAAAAGAAAATATTGAATTGCGAAAAAGAGTGGAAGAGTTAGAGGCTCGTGAGGTTCACAGGAAAGAAATTCAAAAAAGATACAGGGAGAAAGACCCAGAGGCTTATAAGGCAAAGAGAAGAGAGCAGGCGAGACTAAGGAAAGAGAGGAAGGAGCGAGAATTAGGGGATATTGTGTCTGCTATGGTTGATTGGTAACCACATAGAAATCTATGTGATTAACCCAAGCGGTGGTATATTGTAATTACAGATGAGTGAATCTAAGGATTTCTTCAAGGATAAGGGTTTCAGTATACAAGCTGAAAGGTTGGAGTTATACGAAGGATTAAAGCGTTTAGAGGATGCAGCAGAGGAATTAGACCCAGTGAGTGCCGCTAAGGTGTTGTTGGATGCTAAGGGTTCAAGGATAAAGTTGTTAAATGATATGCAGAATTCGATTTATGCAGAAGAAAAGATTGAGATCGCTGTAGAGGCTACTCGTAAACAGGCAGATAATAGTAATGTTAAGTTTTTCATTCCAACGTTTAGAGAGATTAAGGATGAGCATGGCAGGATACGTTTAGTTCCGACTAAGGCGAATACTGAGGAGATGAAGCTGATTGAGTGATGAACTTTCTAAAGTTAGTAATTGGCGTGAAATTGCAGAAGACAAGAATCATCCTTTGCATTATCAGAATGTTTATGATGCCAGTGAGTATGTAGCTCCTGTTGAAGTTTTTGATAGCAAGGTAACGGCTGAGGAATGTAATGAGATTTTAGGTAATCTTTGGGGGAAGTTTGAGCCGACGTTTTATCAGTTTGAGTGGTTTAAGTTTTTTAATCAGCGTGATGATAAAGGGCGGTTAAAGAAGCATTTAGATGGGATTGCTATAGTTCATAGGCGTGCGGGGAAGAGTACGGCTATACCATTGTGTATTTTATTGTCTCGAATGTTAGAGGATAGGGGCTTGTATATTCATGCTTTTCCGAGTTTAACGCAGGCAAGGGCGGCGATATGGAATGGTTTAGGTAGGGTAACACGTGATCCTGATGAACAAGCGATACCTTATTTGGAGTTATTCCCTAGAAGGCTTTGGAAGCGTAAAGATAACCATGCGATGACTTTAGAGTTAGTTAATGGTTCGGTTTATCGTTTAGTTGGGGTAGTTGGTGCAGATGGAACGGCTAACCATTTAAGGGGTTTAAATCCGATTGGGGTTATATGCGATGAGTACCCTGAATGGCGAGCTGGAGTTTTTGAAGAGATTTTCTCTCCAATTCTTGCACAGAATGGAGGGTTTAGCTTTAAGGTTGGTACTCCTAAAGGTGAAAATCATGAACACAGGGATTACATGTATAACCTTGAGCATGAATCTGATAAAAAGCGTGCTTGGCTATATACGATTGAGGATACTTACTACAATAATGGCGATCCAGTAATAACAAAAGAGTATGTTGATGAATTAATCGCTAAAGGGATGGACCCTGAAATTGCGATGCAAGAATTTTATTGCTCTTTCAAGGCTAGTGCTAGCGGTTCTTATTTTAAACATCAAATGCACGCTATAGATGAGGAAGGAAGGATAACGCATGTACCGCATAATTCAAATTTGCAGACTTTTGCAAGTTTAGATTTAGCGGAGGGTGAAGATTTGATGACTGCTGTAATTCATCAACATCCTGATAAGAATACGATACATATTGTTGATAATTTTGTTTCTAAAGATATGGCAAGCGGGCAGTTTACGGACATGATACGCAATAAATATACGATTGACGTATGGTTTTTGCCGTGGGATGCAACAAAACGCCAAGATAAAATGGATAGATTGCAGTCAAGGGCGGAAACTTTACGGAAGCAGAAGGGTTTAAAGATTGTTATTATCCCGAAAACGAATGATTTAGCGGGCAATATTGAATGGACTAAAGAAATTTTAAGTTATTGTTTTTTTGATAAGGAAAGATGCCGTAGGTTAATTAATGATTTGAGGAATTATAAGCGGAAGAAGAATACAGAGGGAGTTTTTACTAAAGTTCCAGTACACGATAAGCATTCGCATAATGCTGATGCAATGCGCTGTATGGCAAGTGCATTTAAGTTAGATGTAATTCCTGTTCATTCTTTGCAGAGGGGTAAAAAAATGATTGAGTTACCAAGCTTTGCAAAGTATAAACGTAGTGTAAAATAAAGAGCATGGTATCTGGTGGTTTTCCTAAAGATTTAAAAGAAGAAGAAACTGCCGCTTTTGCATTGCGTAAAGCGAATAAACAGGCTTTAAAGCAGCTTTCTTTATTGGCAGAAAGAAAAACGATAAGCGATTTTGATACAAATGTTCCATTAACGCCGCTTGAACAAGCAAAGCAAGATGAAATTAATAAATTTGGTGGGGGATTAATCCTGCCTAAAGGTAAAAAGAATGAACGAAAAATTATTTAAAGCTTTTAGTGATTGTGCCGCAGATCGTTCTAACTATGATAATGAATGGCGTGCAATATCTGAACATTTAAGCCCTGAATCAAGGGGTTTTAATACTACTTCATCTGATGGGTTTGTAGATCAAACTAAGATTTTAGACTCAACTCCAGAAAGGGCAGCCGAAGATTTAAGCAGTGCTTTAGTATCCATGCTTGCAACAGAGAGTAAAAAATGGGGAAGCTTAAACATTGAAGGGTTTAACGAGGAAGACGATTTTGAATTAACTAAAAATTTGCAGATTGGTACAAATTTGGTTTTGCAGCATTTAAGCCGCAGTAAAGCAAATTTTTATACAACATTTGGCGATATTGCTGATGATTTAATTTTATATGGTCAAGGTTACGGCTATATGCATTCAACGATCGAGGGTAAATCTAGCTATGTTCGCTTTTGCCGTTTGCCACCGCAAGACTGTTACATTAAAAGAAATAGTTATGGAGATGTATTTTATTTCTTTAGGAAATATAAATTAGATTTAGATGTTTTGTTAGCTGAATTCGATAATTTAAGCAAAGCAGAATGCACGGATTATGAGAAAAAGCAGCTTAAAGAAAGTGGGAAAAAGGATATTGATGTACTTCATTCAATAATGAAAACCGAATACGCTAAATCTTTAGGGTGCAAGATAACTACTAAAAAGCCTTATGTGTCTTGTTATTTTATTTATGATACGAAGATTAAGATATGGGAAGATGGCTATTCTCAATTTCCTATAGTTGCTCCATCATGGAAGCGTAAAGCAGGTTCTTCTTATGGGCGTGGGCCAGGGCATAAAGCTTTGCCTGATATTAAAGTTTTGAATAACATGATCGAATCAAATTTAGGTGCAGCCGAGGCGATGGTTACTCCACCAATGGCGATACCTTATGATTTATTGGTTGATACTGGAAAAGCTTTAGATTTAAGCCCTAAAGCGATGACTTATTTATCAATGCAGGAAGCTTCTTTAGCAACGGGGATTCTTAAGCCAGAGCCTTTAGTTACAGTAGCGAATTTACCAGTCAGTTTAGAGATGGAAGATCGCAGGCGTAACGGAATTGCACAAAGCTTCTTTTCTGATTTGTTAATTGATTTTAAAAATGCTGAAATGTCTGCAACTGAAACAAGTATGCGTGAAAATTCAAGAGTAAGGAAATTAACGAATTATATCTTACGCATTCAAGATGAGTTTTTAGCTCCAGCGTTTTTATTTGTTTTTAATCAGCTTAAAGAATGGAAGATGATAGATTTCCCTGATGATATGGAGTTAAAGGTTGATTTTACAAGTGCTTTATATGAAGCTTCAAACGCTCAATCAATTACTTTACTTGAAAGAGCATTAATAACTTTAGCGAATACTAAATCAATAGACCCTTCTGTATTAGAAGCGATTAAGGAAGAGAAGTTTATACAATATGTATTTAAAAAGATTGGTGCTGATTTAAGCGTGTTAAAATCACCAGAGGAATTAGAGGAAGCGAAGGCACGCAGGGAAGAATCCGCACAAGTAGCGAATATGCAAGGTGCAGCAGGGGCAGCAAAAGATTTAAGCCAAGCGGTAGCCTTACAACAAGGGGTAATATGATAAAGTCAATAAGCCGTTATGTGGCTACACTGTTTAAAGATAAAGATGATTATAAAAAAAGAGTTAAGCAGGCTTATGAAAGTATCCCTGCCGAAACATGGGATTTAATTATTTCAGATTTAATGCTTTACGCTGAATTTAATAAGCCTTGTTGGGATGAAAAATTTACCCCTTTTATTGAGGGAAAAAGAGCAGTAGTATTAAGGCTTTTAGCGAATAAGGAATTAACAGAAAAAGATTTTTTAGCAAATTTAGGAGAATATTAACATGAATGAAGAAGCACCAGCATTTAATTTTAGTGAGTTTAAAACTCAATATTTAGGGAATATTCAAGACCCTACAGAGAGGGAAACATTCCAAAAGAATTTAGAGCCGATAAAAGATGTTCAAAGTTTAGTTACGAGTTACGTTCATGCACAAAAAGCAGTTGGTTCTAAAGTAAATTTACCTAACGAAAAATCAGCTCCAGAGGAATGGGATAAATTATTTAATCGTTTAGGCAGACCTGAAAACCCAGATGGCTATGAGGTTGAAACTCCTGATTACAAGTTTGACGATAATGTTTTAAAGGAAATCAAGAAGGCAGCTCACGAAGCAGGCTTAACTAAAACTCAAGCAAATAAGGTTATCGGCTCTATCGCTAAAATGTCTAGGGAAGCAATGGAAGTTTTAGAATCTTCTAAAGCGGCACAGTTAGAAGCAGTTAAAGCAGAGCGTAGCAAATGGGAAGATTTATCAACAACTGAAACAAAAGTTGATTTATTTTTAAAGCAAAATACTAAAAACGTAGAAGATTACGAAAAGCTTAAGA